GTCGAAGTTTTCTAGCAGGCTTACGAACTCAATATTTTTCTTTAAAAAGATATCTTCTATCAAGTAGAGCGTGTCCTTTTGGCTCCGGCTCAATCGGTCCAGCTTATATACTAATACTGTGTCAAATAGCTTGTTCTGGGCATCTTTTATCAATTGCTCTAGTGCTGGCCGGTCAGTAGTTGAGCCAGAGAAGCCTCCATCTGTATATACCTTGTAAACGTGCCAGTCTTTTATATCGCAGTAGCTTTCTAGTTTTGCCTTTTGTTCTTCGATTGAGTAGCCCTCTTCTAACTGGGCAGTAGTTGAAACTCGTACATATAGAGCCACTTTATTAATTTCATTCATTGTCTTTATACTCCATTTCTGATAAAATAGAGTACAGAAAGACCCTTTTCAAAATAAACATTTTGAAATCCTTTCTTTATCTTTTCAAACCTCACGCTCGGAGTCGCCAAACTTGAGAGCGTGGGGCTTTTTTTATTTACATTAAACTAAAAATAAATTGTAATAGTGGAATTAGTAAAAAGATGATGATGATTAGACAACCTAAACCACCAACAACTTGCCCGCAACCTTGCATAGCTTCGCCAGCACCAGTAAGAGCGTTACCTACTTGTGTAGCCTTGCTATTTTCTACATTGCTTTCATAATTATGGAAGATTTGTTTTACTTCCTCTGGATCATACGATGTGCCACACTTTGGGCATTTGATAGTGTGGTAAGTCAAAATGATATGGTTACCACAATGATTACATTTTATTCTTAATTTAGTGTTTTCTAAATCCATAATAATCTCCTAACTAATTAGTGACATGTAAGTGTAGATAATATGTCAAAACGGAAGCTCTTCGCTCTCCTTTTTTTCAATGTCCCAACTCTTTAATAAGCTTTGAAAAAAATAAGATGACTTACCGCCACAATCTGGACAGTATCGAGAATTTCCCGCTAATGATTTACCACAACCTTTTTCTAATTGATCTTGTATAGGGATTAAATGCCCCCAAGCATCATAATTATCTCCGCAGTCTCCCAGGCAAATATTTCTTATGTAAATACCGCAGACATTACAAAATATGCAACCGTTCAATTCCTCATTCCCACATCGAGGACAGGAATTTGGGAAGCCGTCTTCATCCAAGGCATATTTATAATAACGCATACGTCCCTCTTCTCTTTCTCTATTATCTAAGTAAGCATCTAACGTACTAGACCCTTTATGTTGTTCCGCAGAACATATGTGACAATAATTAGATTTTCTATTGATTTTGCTGTAACAAGTTTGGCAAATCCTTGTTGATTGAGAGGTGTCGATATATTTTGCGAAACGACTCTCAACGTTATGTCCATCCTTAACAAGACCGAAACTACTCATAGATTTTAAATTGTCAATGACATAACTCGCTACAGAATATGAAACTTGAAATACAGTACGAATAAAACGGGCATCCATTCGATGGAAAAACATATTATAGTTTCCCAATACAGGGAACGGGACGAGCAAATGCTTTGCGAAAAAATTCGCTTCTTTTTCAAAAGTGTTATACTCGTCCTCTGTTAGATTATATCGAGACAATATGGTTTTTTCTGTTTTTTCATTGTGTTTTAGTACATAATGCCCTAACTCATGAGCAATGGTAAATCTAATTCTTTCTTTGTTTGTTACTGTATCGTTGTAAAGCAGTATATAAGTATCCGTCACCGTCTGATACCACAAAGCGCCGTCTTCGCTTTGTAAAAGTTCACAAACCTCTTTTAATTTAAGCTTCCTATCATGAGCGAACCTTGTGTATTTCATCAAGTGGAGATTATCAATTTTGTTTATAATATCTAAAAGATTAATCGGCAAACGGCCATTGCTATATTTATCTAAAAAATCATAAGCTGATTCTTTAATTTCTTTGTAATTAATATTATTAGAAATTGTGATCGTCTTCATCACCTCCACCCAGCACATCTTGGAATGTCAGTTGCATTAGCTGGATCAATCTCTCTTGGTCTTCAACACTTAAAGATTTAGCCTTGCGCTGAATTGCTCTAAATTGAGGAGTTTCAGTTTCATCTTCTGATGGTTTAGATAAATCTTTTGTCATTAATTCAGATAGTGAAATATTAAAGATTTTGGCGATATCGTTTAATACCCCAGCTTTTGGAGTATATTTCCCTTTTTCCCATTCACTAACGGAAGAGGAGCTTTTTCTACCTAATCTGTTAGCTAGGTCAATCTGCTCCATTTTATATTTTTGACGCAAAAGTTTAAGATTGGAAGCAAAATAGTTTTGTTTTTGTTCCATGGTGTGAAATCTCCTTCGTGTTTCCTTTACTATATAATATCACTTTTTCCGAACACACACAAATAAAAAGATAAAAATATTTCGAAAAAAATGAAATAAAAGACTTGACTTCGGAAAAACCGAAGTGTATAATGGAATCAAGATCAAGAAAGGAGCTATAAATGGCAAACACACTAAAAACATTGCGCCGTTTCCGAGGAATGACGCAAGAAGAGTTGGCGAAAGCGACAGGTATTACATCTCGAACTATCATGAGTTATGAGAACGATGTAGAAAAACTCCGTAAAGCAAGCTATGACAAAATTGAAAAATTAGCAAATGCTTTAAGCGTTTCTGTCGATGATATTTTTTTAGACAACGTTTCGGAATTTCTGAAACTACCATCCCAATAATTAGAAACGGAGAGAATTAATGAACGAAATTATTAAAGTTACATTAAATGATGAACACGATCCTATAGTTTCAGGCAGACAACTACATGAAGCTTTAGGAGTTAATTCGAACTATACAACATGGTTCGACAGAATGACTGAATATGGTTTTGTAGAAAATCAAGATTATGTTTTGCTTTCCAATTCTGGAAACCAAACAGGCCGAGGAGGTCACAACAAAGTAGACCACGTAATCAAGCTAGACATGGCCAAAGAAATTGCTATGATCCAGCGAACCGAACGAGGCAAGCAAGTCCGACAATACTTCATTCAAGTAGAAAAAGACTTCAACAGCCCCGAAAAAATCATGGCAAGAGCCTTGCTTATGGCTGATCAGAAAGTCCACAAGCTAGAGGCTCAGATTAAGGCTGACCGTCCCAAGGTACTATTTGCAGAAGCAGTCAGTGCTAGTCACACATCTATCTTGGTCGGAGAGCTTGCTAAGCTACTCAAGCAGAACGGGGTAGATATCGGAGCAACTCGCTTGTTTAGCTGGTTACGAGCTCATGGATACCTAATCAAACGTAATGGACGTGATTGGAACATGCCAACACAGAAGAGCGTAGAAATGGGTCTTATTCGTGTTAAAGAAACAAGCATCACACATGCTGACGGCCACATCACAGTGAGCAAAACGCCACTTGTTACAGGCAAAGGGCAGCAGTATTTTATCAATAAATTTCTTAACCAGGAGTTACTACCAGGTTAAAACAAAAAGCCCTCAAGGAACGGCAATTCCATTGAGGGAGTAAGAAAAATACTTTACGAGGTAATTATACCAAAATGAATACAAAAATGAAAGACATTAAGGGATATGAGGGACTTTATAGAATATCAAACCACGGTGATGTTTGGACAGTCGGAGACGGGGACAGACGGCCAAGGAAGTTAAAGCCTAGCGTATCAGAGGGCTATTTCACTGTAAATCTATACAAGAATAAAAAAGCTAAATCTTTTAGGGTTCATAGATTAGTCGCAGAGGCTTTTATCCCAAACATAGAAAATAAAAGGACTGTCAATCACATTGACGAAAACAAGTTAAATAATTATGTTGGAAACCTTGAATGGGCAACAGATAAGGAAAATGCTAATCATGGTAGCCGAACAAAGAGGTCAAGTGTTGGTCGCTATAAAGCTGTATTGCAATTATCGCCTGACGAGGAACCAATCAGAATTTTTAAAAGCATAAAACACGCTACATTAGAAACAGGGGTGCCCTCATCTTTGATAGTTCGTGTAGCTAAAGGCCGTAGAAACTTAGCGCACGGCTATAAGTGGAGGTACGTACAATGAAATCAGTAAAAAAGAAATGGGAGCCACGCATCTCAAATGTCATGGCCGATGGATCACAGTTAGACGACCTTACAGGCTATATCATCCCTGCTGGTCATTCTTACTATGACATCATCCGAGGAATGAACAAGCGGAAAGGGGCTTAAATATGAGGTATGCAATATATAGTCAGAAACACCAACGAAAACTACACCCAACTAAACAACCACTCGGCTCAAAATTCAGAGCTTAGTTTACAGGCTAAAGGGTTATTGCTGGTACTGATGTCTAATAAGGATACTTGGCGCCCATATATTGATGAGCTTTCTAAACGTTCAAAGAATGGACGTGATGCTCACAGGGCAGCTTTTGAGGAATTGAAAGAGGCTGGTTATATCCGAATCTATCGCAAAAGTTTTGGCCGGGGAAAAGGTATCCAGAACTTTCCATTAGTTCAAGATGTACCAATCACAGATAGTTATTGGGAATACTGGATAAACAATCTTGAAAAAGAGTTATCCACAGGTTAGTAGCGGTTTTTATTTACAACTTACTGATTTTACAAAGTTGTAAAGTTCAAAAGTTGAATTTTACAAAGTTGTAAAGTTCAAAAGTTGAAAAATCCGACACTAATAATAACTAATAAATAATAATAACTAACTTAATAACAATCTAAGCCTACGGCACTAACTAAATAACAAGTACTAACCAACAACAAACTAGTACTTATAAATAAAAAAAGAAAAGAGACAAAAAATGACTACAAACGACAACATCAAAACAATTGAACGCATCCAAGAGTTGCAAGAAGATCTACACGGTATCTCAATGACTGGGATGCTAACACTAGCCATCATCGGCTCCAAAGGATTAGAGACAGCAATACTAGAGAATACGCTAGACACGATACACAAAGTATCACATGCTATCCAGGACGTGCTAGACGGCAAAACGCCAAAGCAAGCCATCAATGCACATCTAGCTAACGAAGATGACGACGAAGAGGGAGACGAATAATGTTAGAGAAGATCAAAAACTTATTTAACCTGGACTACTTCAACGAAGATGAGCCAGTACGGCACAGCGGGACTTTGATTGATATCCGTTCCCTACAAACTCAAGTGCAAGAGCTACAAGAAGTTGTGCGTAAACAAAATGCGATCATGCGAGAGCTCTCAGAAGAGAATATCCGTTTAGGGTATGAATGCCAGCGCTATGCTGACACAGTGGCAGTCCAACAGCGCCTCATTGATGTATACGAGAATATGAAAAACTAAGGAGGCTCACATGGACAGAGGACTATTTGGAACCTTTGACTATGATCGTGATTACTTACAACCTGAGCCACAGCGTGAAACCTATGACCCTGATGAGTGGGTATGCGTAGGTGGACGCTGGGTATACATAGGAGATGAGTGATATGGAAGTAAATTGTCATGACGATGCATACTGGCGCAAGTACTATGAGAGACTTTGCCACAATTTGGGCGAAATCGTAGACGAACAGCAAGACAAAATAATCTCACTAAACAAAAGAAATAGCCGTCTTAAGCGTGAAATATGGAACATAAAAAAAACTCAAAGGAGAATGAGATGACAAACAACCAATTAACAACGCAAGCAAAGCGTGATATAGCAGTAGATACAAGCGTGTGGACGTTTCAAGATGTCAAACGCTACTTTGATCCTCAGAATTTGCTGACTGAAAAACAAGTAGGGCAAGCCTTATCTTTGATTAAAGGACGCAACCTGAACCCGCTAGCAAATGAGGTCTACATCGTGGCCTACAAGAAGAAAATAGGTGGGACAGAGTTCAGCTTGATTGTCTCAAAAGAGGCGTTTCTAAAACGTGCTGCGCAAAATCCAAACTATGAGGGATTTGAGGCCGGAGTGGTCACGGTAGATGAAGATGGTATCATGCACGAACGCAAAGGAGCTATCATGCTGCCTGGTGATACTCTTGTCGGTGGATGGGCTAGGGTTTACCGCAAAAACTTCAAGGTGCCCGTTGAAATCTTCGTAAGCCGTGAGGAATACGACAAGAAACAGAGCACATGGAACGCTATGCCAGCTACTATGATTCGTAAAACAGCACTAGTCAACGCTCTACGTGAGGCTTTTCCAGAGGATTTGAGCAACATGTACACTGAGGATGATGGAGGTGAGACATTTGACCGTATCAAGGACATCACGCCTCAAGAACCTCAAGAGAGCAAGGAAGAAGTCATAGCACGCAAAATGGCTCAAATTGAGCAATTTAACAAAGAGCAAGAAACAACTCATCCGGAACCTGAACTAGTAGAAGAAGCAATCCAAGGTGAGCTACTAGATGGTGAGCTAGAGTACTAGGAGGACAACATGCAAGAATTACAAGTAAAAGTAACACAGGCACAGGTTGAAATCATTGACCGTGAGAAGTTTGAACAAAATATCAGCGAGGTAGTGGCCAAGTATAAGGATTATACGGTGACTGCTGCAACCATCAAAGATGATAAGCAGGTATTAGCAGACTTGCGGAAGTTGAAGAAGCAGGTCTCTGATGAGCGCATTAAGATTAAGCGTGAACTCTCGCAGTCAGCTGATGAATTTGATAAGTACATCAAGGACACCAGCGAGCCTATGGACGATGTCATCAACAAGATCGCAAATGATGTCAAGGAATTTGAAGAACACCAAAAAGCTGTCCGCTTGGATACAGTCAAGAGCTACTTAGCTAATAAATCGGCTGAGTATATGCTAGATCCTCGAATTTTCGATGAAAAGGCTACAGAATACATCAAAGCCAGCGACTTCATGGCTGACGGCGTGACGCTCAAGAAAACCACAATGAAATCACTTGATGACATAGTTACATTTGAATACCAGAGCCAGCAACAGCTAGAGAAAGCAAAAGCAACCATCTCAGGACAATGTGCTGAGTACGGTATGACTGATCAACCATACATCCGCATGCTACGGGACCTCACTCTTGTAGAAGTCCTTGAGCAAATCAAATCTGACTATGTTTTTGAGAAACAAAAAGCAGAAATGCGACTAGCTCAAGAGCAAGCTGAGCGACTTCGAGCATCTCAAGAAGCCAAAGAAGAGGAGCAAGCTCCAAAATCGACGGAGGCCGCCAATTTTGACCCAGAAACGGGCGAAATCTTGGACGGTGGGCAAATCCCCCAGAATACTCAAAACGAACTGAGAGGGGCTGAAAATGAGCCAAAACGGTACACCCAAAAAATGACACTTGAAGTGTATTTTACAAGCACGGATGAAAAGGACCGTTTCAAAGTGGCGCTTGCTCAAGCAGGATTTGAACATAAGACAAATTACCAGGTCAGCGGTTATCAACGTATTGAGCCATTGACTCAAGCTGAGCTAAACGAACAGAACGGGTGGTAGACATGGAAATTAGAAAAATTTCAAGCAGCATAGCCCTCTACTCAGACGGTAAGAGGTTGCAAGTCATCCATAATCTTGGTGATGAGTTTATCCTAGATTTTAAAGCGGGAGAGGATAGCGTCTGGAACCTTGATGGCCAAGTCGTAGAAATTATTGACATGATTGAGCCTGTCTTTAAAGTTTGTGGCTTCTGCTCAAAAGCTGGAGAGGGTATGCAACGCTTAAAAAATGCTATCGTCCACTTTGAAAGATTTGAGCAGTACATCAGAGACAATCAGGATAACCTGGTCGAATGGTGGAAAAACCCAGAAAAGGAGAAATCAGATGATTAACAATGTAGTGCTGGTTGGAAGATTAACAGCAGCGCCTGAGCTACGCAAAACACCTAACGGTGTATCTAGTCTGCAGGGTACACTGGCAGTAAATCGCAACTTCAAAAACCAAAATGGCGAGCGGGAGGCTGATTTTATCAACTTTCAGTCCTGGCGTGGAGTAGCTGACGTCATTGCTCAGTATTGTAGCAAAGGCTCACTTATTGGGATCACTGGACGCTTACAAGTTCGGAGTTACGAAAAAAACGGAGAGCGTCGCTATGTTAATGAGGTGATTGCTGAAACCGTGACCTTATTGGAAAAACGCAACAACAACCAAAATAACCAAAATAGCAACCCGTCAAATGGATATAATTCGCCATTTGGAGGTGCTAATCCGCTTGATCTGTCAGATGATGATTTGCCATTTTAGGACATCGTCATGGAATGATCAAAATGGGCAGAATTAGAGCCTAAGTCAAGAAAGGAAGTGATAGCCAAAATTGAAAACGATGGCTACACTTACCCTCACTTTGACAAAGCACGGAGAGGCGTCAGATTTGTAATCTGCACAGAAGCAATCCAGAAAGATTGCAAAAGGCTGGACGTCGCATTTGATGATGTCTATCCACTACAAACTAAACTTTTTTGAAAAAACAGGAGCAAAAAATGAAGTTCGTCTTAAATATCGACCCTCGGCCACAGTCAAGGGCGAGATTTACACGATTTGGCAAGCCTTATGAGGTGGCTGAGATGAAGCTCTGGCGGAACCAGTGCAAGTTTCTCATCGCTAATCAGTACATAGGTCAGCCGATGCTAGAGGGCGCTCTGAGGGCACGGGTGAGGTTTTTATCGAACCTCCTCAGTATATCTCTAATCGGAAGAAGAACCATCAGGGGTTACTGGATGAGACAATTCCAGTAGGCAAAAAGCCAGATATAGATAACTATGAGAAGTCACTATATGACAGCATGTCAGGGGTCGTCTTTAAGGACGATGGTCAGATAGCTATGCATGATGTAGGCAAATTTTACAGCCTCAATCCTAGAATTGAGGTAGAAATCGAAGAAATCGACAAACAGGAGATACAAAAATGAAAAATGGTAAAGTAACACTTTTAGCAGTAGCAACAATGGCAGCAGTAGCAATCACAGCTCAAGGAGTACATGCGAATGAAATTGATCAACCGAACCCAGCGGAACATACAGAACTTACAGCAGGAAGCAAAGACACTGGAAAAACAGTGGGAGAGATTACTCAAGCAGGAGCGGAAGCTGAACCAACAGAAACAGCGACTACAGAAATCGCGCTGGGAAACAATGAACCGTCTGGAAGGCGAGAAGTCGCTACTACAACTTTTGAGAAGAATGGAAGCGAAATCGTGGTCAACAACCCCAAAGTTGAACTTGACCAGTCAAACGGTAACGGGAAATATCAAGGCTTTACCGTCGAGTACAAAGACATCAATTTCCCAGATGAAATGCCTATCAACGAGGGAGACAAAGTAACTTTCAAACTGCCAGAAGAAATCACTTTCCAGACTAGCTATGAATTTGATGTGAAGAACCCAGAAAACAATGTAGTCGGCAAGGCATCGACTGACCCAGCTAGTCAAACGGTGACTACTGTCTTTAACAACTATTTCAAGGAGCATCCACTTAACAAGCAGATGTCATTGAAATTAGATGCTAAGTGGACAGACAAGGTAGAGAGTGGAAAACCAGTCAATGTGAATTTCAATGGTACAGTCGTAACTGCTAACATCGGAAAAGAGCAAGAAATCGGTAAGGATGAATTGATTTCTAAATGGGGCAGTCAAGACAAAGATGACCCAACAACAATCAACTGGACAATTCGTGTGAACTACGCTAAGCGATTGCTAAACTACGTTAAAATCATTGACCAAATGAGCGACAATCAGAAGTTAGTGGATGACTACTTTGTCATAAACTATGTGGACAGCGTAACACCTTGGATTGACAAAGGTTCTGCTCTTGATTTGATTAAGTCAATGGCTAAAAGTGAGCATGGATTTGAAATCACTATGGATCGCTTAGACCGCATGGTCTACATCTGGTATAAGACCAAACTCACGAATGCAGTCAAAGAAAGCACGAACCCAACTAATAAGGTTGAGTTGAAAGCTGAAAATGACGGGGCTACATCTTCAAGCCGTGCCGTATTGGTCGGTGGGCGTGGTGATGCTAAAGGTGAGAACAAGCCAGTCTTTGAATTGCCAAATGAAGCTCCCGTGTATGATAAACCAGAGATCAACATCGAAGGCATTCCGCTCTTACCACCCGCACCTATCGTAGATATTCCAGAGTGGAAAGGTGGCACAGTACCATTTGATGCACCAAAACACGAAAAGCCAGAATTTGAAGGTGGTATCCCTGGTATTCCAGAGGTACGAGAAAAGCCTGAATACACAGAGCCTATTGGGACTGTACCGTTTGATGCGCCAGTTTTGGACTTGCCAGAGCTTGAAATTCCAGATGAGCCAGTGAAACCAAGTCTAGAACCAAAAGAAGAAAAGCCAAGCACACCAACTCCAAAAACAGAAACCAAAAAGGAAACGGTGTCCGTGGTGAACAAGGTAGAAGTCAAACAAGATGAACCATTTGAAACATATAGTGCACCAGCTCAATTACCTGAAACTGGGTCAGACTTTGGAGTAGTTATCAGCTTGTTTGGATTATCTTGCCTGCTGGTTGGATCGTGGTTGAAGAAAGAAGACTAAAATGGAAATGATGCTAATAATTTTTATCAGCATTGCTCATCTAGTGGCCCTCGTTTGGGCCATTGGATTGGCAGTGATTGCTAACACGGAGGAAGCGTGATGAGTGACGAAACAAAAGAACTGATTTTTACCACAATCTTATGTATGATGTGCTTCGTCGTCGGTGCAGTGTTTGGAAACGTGGCGCCAGTCAATCCACAGCCTAAAAAACAGCCCATAACCATCCATGTCGTGGATAACGCTGGCGGTATGATGGCAGGACAAATCACAGACAAGGAAATCATAGAGGGGCGCTATACAGTCACGGCAGGGGCTTATGGTAAATTTCTAGTGACCAAGGAGCAGTACGAAGCCATCAAGGTTGGTGATGAAATACCAGAGTATTTGAAGAAAAGAGGAAACTAGATGAATAAGCAGGAGTTGATTGGAAACTATGAACGGGTCAGTAAGTTTTCTGAAACAGTAAAAACAAAAAGTGTGATAGACAAACTAAAACAACTCGATGAACCAAAAGTGCAAGTCCCACAATTTGTGGCTGATTGGATTGAGCATGCAAAATTTGAAGATTATCATTTATTAGGTGCAATGGACTCAATCGCGATTAGTGGAAGAAAAAATCTTGACGAATGGTTTCGTGGTGATGATGACAACATGGATCTCTTTGCTCGAGCTTGGCTTGACGGCTACGAGGTCGATAAAGAGAAGCGGTATTATGTAAGGTTTAAATGGATTGAAGAATCATATAGTTACTTAACCTTGATTAAGCACCTTAACGCTTGGACGTTATCGTCAATAAAACTAGATAAAAAATTTCGTACAGAACACACCCGCAAAGAACTAGAAGAAGCAGGTTTTGGCTGGGTGTTTAATTGTCCGGGAATTGAAATTGAGGAGGTGGAATAGTGACATTTATAAATGCTGACTGCATGGATTATTTGAGCGAATTTGAAGACAATTATTTCGATATAGCAATAGTAGATCCGCCTTATTTTTCAGGTCCTGAAAAAAGAAGGTATTATGGACGAAAAAATAGCCCAATAGGTGTTAAAAGACTGTATGAAGAATTATCAGAGTGGGAAGTGCCAGCCAAAGAATATTTTGATGAACTTTTAAGAATTTCTAAAAATCAGATCATTTTTGGCGTGAATTATTTTGATTACCCTTTTGGCCCGGGTCGTATAGTTTGGGACAAAGTAAATGGGCGTTCTAGTTTCTCTGATTGCGAGCTAGCATACTGCAGTTTGCATGATAGTACGCGACTGTTTCGCTATATGTGGAATGGAATGATGCAAGGGAAATCAATTTCGGAAGGTCATATTCAGCAAGGAAATAAAAAATTAAATGAAATCAGAATTCACCCGACACAAAAACCGATAAACCTCTACCGTTTGTTAGTCCAGAAGTATGCCAAAAAAGGGGATAAAATACTAGATACTCACGTAGGGTCTGCTAGTAGTCTGATAGCATTTGAAGAGGCAGGGTTTGAATACGTAGGATTTGAAAAAGATCCGATAATGTTTGAAAAAGCAAAAAAAAGGCTTGAAGAATACAAAAGAAAAAGTTTTGAACTTATTTCTTTGTTTGAAGTTGAGGAGGTGGAGGAATGATTCCAAAATTTAGAGCATATGATAGTGGTTCAACAACACGTATGTATCAACCAGAGGAAGTGATGGTTTGTGATGGTAATATTTGGATAGACGATGAAGATTTTGAGGCTGGGGAGTGGATATTAAATAACGACCTTTATCTCATGCAATCCACAGGTTTATTTGACAAAAACGGCAAAGAGATTTTTGAGGGGGATATCCTAGAAGTTACAGACAAGCATAGTTGGCTTGAAGTTGTATCTTATAGTCAAGAAAAAGCAATGTTTGTCACAGAAGAAATTAATAGAGAGTTTAAAGTGCCAAAAAGTCCTTTATATGATTTGCTCGATTCAACTTTTTTAAAATTCAAAGTCATCGGCAACATCTACGAAAATCCAGAATTGTTGGAGGTGGGAGAATGATAGATAATGAAAGTTTAAAAAAAGAAAAAGAATTGATCATTGCAATTTCGAATTTAAAAATAGAAATTATCAAGAAATCTGATAGTCTGGGAAATCAATCGTTAATTAATATCAAGAGGGAAGCACAAGGACTATATGAATGTCTCGTATGCTTACAGTATGATGCGAAGGAGGTAGAAATATGATAAAAAAATTATTAATTACAGTTTTTGTTTGTTTGTCTTTTATAACACTATCAGGGTGTGGAAATAAAGATATTATTGGAACAACTTTTACTTTCAAATACGCAAAAATCAGACTAGCTGACGGACGAATTGTCGAAGGTGAAGTGAAGCAATGGGCAAAATATGACAAACAAGATAGTATTCGTGTGACTTTTGAAAATGGCGAGGTATATTACACTCACTCAAGCAATGTAACACTGTATAACAAATAGAGTGGAGGTGTAAAGTGACATACCATCGCCAAACTTTCCAAGGTGACTATGCTCTCTATCGAGGTGATGATTTTATCACTTGCGGAACAGTCGAGCAGATTGCCAAAGAAATGGGCATAGAAGTTAGAACAATAAAAAGATACAGCTACGCATCACACTTAAAACGAAATCCTAACGGGTTGAATTTGATTAAAATCGAGGAAGATTGATGAGTTTAGAGGAACTAGTAACCACACGCAATAAGTACCAACGTAGGCTAGAAGATAAGACCGCATACCGTGAATTGTGCGAGAAAGTTGGAAAGCAAAATGCTACTGCTAACCGTGAGTGGTTGCGTAGAAAAATCAAAGATTTAGATAGGCAGATTGAGGAACTATCTGGGCTGTAAAGGGTGCAATTCCCTTTACAGTTATATGCCACGAAAATAAATAAAAAGGAAAAGCTTTCTTTTTACAAATAGAATATCAGTCTTAGAGTGGCAGAAAGACAAGGCTTTGCGATTGTCATAGGTCGCAAGGTCATACCGCAAAAATAAACATAGAAAGTATTTTCTAATTCGATATCAGATCATCAGCACTAAAGCGGTAATGTGCTAGGCTTGCTATTTGTGGAAGGATAGCAAGTCATACAGTGCGAGAAGACCAATAATTAAACTTTGGTTTTACTCTTAACGCTCGCGCTACTACGGTCAACTATAAAATAAAAAGGAGTATCTTTCTAAACGTGTTTCTATCATCACTTGGCATCTGACCGTATGCCACCCCTCGCCGAAGCGGGACCGTGGAAAGTCGCTGGAGCATTACCAGCCGAGGGGTTAAAGGGCTAAATAAAGAGAAAGGAGATGCCTCTCTTAATTCATAAATCTAAATACAACATAAAAAAATCATGATAATTCAAAAACAATCAGGCAGACCATTAGCCCTTGGTACGCTTGATTTTCAAGGGAGAGAAAGAGAATAGATGTTTTTTAACGAGCTATTAAAAAATAAAACAAAGGAGAATGCCAATCGCACGCTCAAAAGATACAGAAATTACTTGCGTATCGCTGGGGAGGAATATAGCCCTAAGGTTACAGCTACATACTCGCTAGAGCCAAAGAGTGCTCCAGGATCTCCGAGCAAACAAACTGAAAATATAGTATTAAGACGGGTCAGTGCCCAACAAGAACTAGAACATATTGCAGAAGCTATAAACCGGTTATCGGATGCTAATCTTTCACAAATTTTAGTTGAAAGATATTGCCGATTGAGATTTAAGCAAGACAAGGAAATCTACCCAGCTTTGGGCTACTCATCTAGTGAATACTATCGGCTACTGGACCAAGCACTATTTGAATTTGCGGAAGCGTATAAGGGCGGGGAGTTGCTTGTCTTTAATTTGGGAGATAATTGGGAGATTTGTGGGAGATAATTGGGAGATTTGTGGGAGACAATAGACCGATTAACGTGGTATTATGGTATCAGGCAAGGAAATGTAAAAACAACACACACACGACGGCTGAATAACTCCAGTTAAACTATTTTTTTGTATCTACTTATGAATTATTAGTTAATTTTTTTCATGTTACGGATTACCTTGCCTTTTTGATTAGTACAACTAGACCAGATTGCATCTGGTTTTTTATTTTGCGCATTTTATGGAGGTTATAAGGCGTGAGACCACAGAAATTATCAATGCAACGTGGTAAACGTGTGCTGACCGATTATGGCTCAAGACAAGATGAGTATAGAGAGTTTAATCGCAATCGTTGGAAGTACGACAAAGAGGTTAAAGCATTCTATAATTCCAAAGTCTGGATAGAAACATCTAAGATTGTATTGCTAGAAAATAATTATGTATGTGAGTATTGTGGTGGAGAAGCTACGATGACGGATCACTACGTTCCTATCAAGCGTGATTGGTCTAAGAGGTTGGATAGAAAGAACTTGAAAGCTTCTTGCAAGAGATGTAATGATAGAAGAGCAATTCTTGAACGTAATAATCTACTAGATAAATAAAGTTATGTAATATATTCTATATGTGGTTTACAAGGTAAATGGTTAATGTTTTACGTGCGACTGGGTGTTAATGTTCGGATTTAGCCCCAACTTTAAAAATACGGGGGTATATTCGTTTGTTTTACTAGGACGCTGCCCTCTTCTGTACGATATTTTCCGTTTTTAAAATCTTGAAACTGCATAAAAAGGTAAAAAATATGAAAGGAGGTGTCAACTTTGGGAAGAAAAATGAAGATAGTCGAGGCTACCAAAAGTCATTTGACAAAAGAAGAAAAAATTGCCAGAAAAACCATTCAAGATAAGGCTTCTGATGGTTTAGACGCATTGCAGATCACACCGCCAAAACACTTTGACGCAATTGCAAAAGCAGAATACAAGCGTGTAATTGATGATTTGCGAAAGCTACCCCTCAGAAACCTGGATCGTGCAGTTTTGGAGACATACTGTACGTGGTATGCGGTCTATAAAGAAATATCTCGTGGATTGCAGAAAGAGGGGTATGTTTATGAAACAGAAAGTGGCAAAGTCTTGCCGAATAAAATGCTATACAGCTTGGAACGTGCAACTACAAATTTAACACGAGCGGCATCGCAACTTGGTTTAACCGTGGACAGTCGAATGAAGTTGTATGTTCCGCAAGTGGAAGAGAAGAAAACTAGTATATTTGATAAGTTTGGTGGGTAGATGATGGAATAATTTTTTTTATAGAGGGTTCTCCCTCTTTTTTATTTAGACCGTTGGTGTAGAGGTAACATGACAAGCTCCAACCTTGTAGTCGTGGGTTCGATTCCTACACGGTCTGTTATACGCTAGAAAGGAGGTAAGGTATGGCATACGATTATTCTGGTATTCCTAAGAAATATCAAGATGATGCATTTAAATATGCCAAGAGTGTTGTTGATGGAAAACGTATTGCTTGTGATAAAGTCATAAAAGCTTGTCTAAGGCATTTGAATGATTTGAAGCGAATACCGTCAAAAGATTTCAACTTTGAATACATTCCAGAAAAAGCACTTGATCCAATCCGTTTTATTGAAATATTGCCGGATGTGAAAACCGGTGTTCCTTACCCGCTAGCGAGTTTTCAAAAATTCATTTTATCTTGTTTGTATGGCTGGAGGAAGAAAACCGACAATACTGTAAGACGGTTCAAGAAGGCTCTTATATCGGTAGCACGTAAGAACGGCAAGACTATTCTGGTCGCCGGTGTGTTGTTGTACGAGTTTTTATTTGGGCGTAACCCGGCGATGTCACGGCAACTATTTTGTACTGCAAACGACAAGACACAAGCAAAGATAGCGTTTGAGATGGCCCGTAAGCAGTTAGACGCATTAAGGGCGCAAGACGAAGATGTCAGAAAGGCTACTAAGCGAGTACGTGAGGAATTGAGAAATCTGGTGGATGAATCCTATATCCGACCACTTTCACGAGATACGGGGGCGGTTGATGGATTCGAGCCTTATGTTGGCGTACTGGACGAGTTTGCAGCATCCAAAACAAATGAAATGCTTGAGCTATTGGCATCTGGTCAAGGTCAGTTAGACAACCCTTTGATTCTAATTATTTCAACCGCTGGACTTGATTTGAATGTACCAATGCACACTATCGAGTATGTGTATATTGAGAAATTGCTTAGCGGAGAATTGGAGAATGACGACTATTTTGCCTTTATTGCAGAACAAGACGACGAAGAAGAAATTGCAGACGAAAAGAACTGGATCAAATCAAACCCTATCCTAGAAGTTGAAGCTTTGTATGAGAAAATGATGGACTATCTACGGAAGCGTAGAAAGGTGTCATTAGAGACTGGAACAGTTAACGAGGTTTTAGTTAAGAATTTTAATATGTGGCGACAGTCAACAGAAACCTCTTACATGGATAAACAAAGTTGGTCGCAAGCAAAATTAGATGAAAAACCAGACACACGCAAGCGTAGAGTCTGGATAGGTGTCGATGTTGGTAAAGTTAGCGACTTATTTGCTATCTCTCCTATGGTTCAAATGGATGATTATTGGTACGTGGATAGCTTCTCATTTATAGCTACTAAGTATGGTTTAGTCGCAAAAGAGAAGCGCGATGGCGTGTCCTATACGAATTTAGAACGTATGGGAGAATGTGAAATAACTACCCTTGAGAGTGGTGTCATTGACGATGAGCGTGTTCTTGAGAAAATCGAGGAGATGGTTTATACGAATGAATGGGATTTACAAGCTATCTGCTTTGACCCGTATCAATTCAGCTCGTTAATCGCTATGATCGAGAAAAGGCATCCGGAATGGCCTCTAATCGAAGTTAGACAGAACACAATGGTTTTGAATATGCCTACAAGGCAGTTTAGAGATGATGTTTTGAAAGGCTTGATAAAACACTCTGGAAATCAATTGCTTACAATGGCTATCAATAATGCAAGGGTCAAGGTTGATAATAACGGTATGCGTATTGATAAGGATAAGCAAAGTAATAAGATTGACCCACTAGATGCCTTATTAGATGCCTTTGCTGTCTGTTACTTAGAGCCATTTGATGGTTCGGGGTATTGGACGAATGAAAAAATACTTGAAGGAGGTAGCCTATTTTAGATGAAGTTTTTAAAGCATAATATCCACAGTATTTTATTTCTTATTGGATTGGCTCATATATCGTATGGGCTTTTTTTATACGATTTAAAAGTTGGTTTTATTGGAACGGGCTTACTAATCGCTTTTCTAGGTTGGTACATCGACAAAACAAGCTAGAAAGGAGGTGAGACAATAAAATGAGTTTATTTCAACCTTTAGGAGAAACTAAGCCCTCCTATGACGACTACATATCATCTGTAATTGGTGGAAATTATTCACCAAACTACACTGGTATTTCTGCCTTGAAGAACAGTGATATCTTAACGGCCATTTCTATCATTGCCGGAGACGTGGCACGCTTCCCACTACTGAAGAAAGATTTAACTGGGAATATTGAGCCAGATGCAGATTTGAACTATCTCTTAAACGTTAAATCGACTGGTAACGTGTCAGCACGAACATGGAAGTTTGCTATGACCGTTAACGCGATTTTAACAGGGAATTCATTCTCACGTATTCTACGTGATCCAAAGACTGGTAAAGCACTTCAATTTCAATTTTATAGGCCCTCTGAAACGACCGTAGAAGAGACAAATGACCACAGACTAATATATACATTCCGTGATCGTTTGACTGGCGTATCTGTCAAGTGTGAGGCTTCTGATGTCATTCACTGGAAGTTTTTCAGCCATGACACTATTTTAGGGCGGTCTCCACTGCTGTCACTTGGAAGTGAGATCAGCTTGCAAGACGGCGGTCTGAATACCTTGATTAAATTCTTCCGTGACGGATTCTCAAGCGGGATTATTAAATTAAAAGGCGCTCAATTAAACGGTGAAGCACGTAAGAAAGCCCGTATGGATTTTGAAAAAATGCGTGAGGGTTCGACTGGTGGTAGTCCTTTAGTATTTGACGATACACAGGAATACACGCCACTCGAAATAGATACGAACGTCTTGCAACTAATCACATCTAATAACTTTACGACTGCGCAGATTGCGAAAGCCTTGCGTGTACCAAGTTACAAATTGGGTGTGAATAGTCCTAACCAGTCTGTAGCACAGTTGGCTGAGGATTATGTTGCGAACGACTTGCCATTTTATTTTGACGCAATTACAAGCGAACTTGCTCTTAAAGTGCTTGACGATGAAGAACGCAAGAAATACAAAATCGACTTTGACACTCGGAGCGTGACAGGTCGGAACGTAGACGAAATCACGAAGTTGATTATCAACCAAGTTATCACACCCAACGAGGGGCGCGTTGAACTTGGTAAAGAGCGTTCGTCTGATCCTAACATGGATCGTTATCAATCTAGCTTGAATTATGTGTTCCTCGATAAGAAAGAGAAATACCAAGCAATGAAAGGGGGTGAGAATGAAAATGGCAAAGAGAATCAAGATGAAAGGGCCTCTGATCTCGAATAACGAGTACGAAGCGTATGAGTTTTTCGGGCTAGAGGCAGTTAGCGCAAAGTCGATCACGGATCAATTTCCAGAAGATATCAACGAGGATATCACGCTAGAAGTCAATTCAAACGGTGGTTTAGTGACAGTGGGAAGCGAAATCTATACCGCACTTAAAAATTACAAAGGCCACGTCACAGTGGAAGTGACTGGAATGGCTGCGAGTGCTGCAAGTGTTGCAATCATGGGTGCGGATACGGTCAAAATTAGTCCGACTGCTCAAATCATGATCCATAAAGCATTGCTTGGCTATGTATCTGGGAATAGCGATGATTTGGAGAAAGCTGTAAATGCTCTCAAATCTAGCGATCAAGCGATTGTTAATGCGTATGTCTCAAAGACTGGTTTATCAGAAGAAGAAATCTTCGAATTGATGAAGAATGAAACCTTTATGTCTGCGAATGAAGCGATTGAAAAAGGTTTTGCTGATGAACTCATGACCTTTGAGAAAGATTTAGGCGCAGTGGCAAGCCTTGAAAGTGGATTGTTACCGCAAGCTGTCATCGATGACTTTTATTCACGGAAGAAATCGAACGCAAAAGAAGCTCAAGCAATGCTATTTGAGCTGGAAAAAGAGGCCATCTTAAACGGTCTTTAAAAGAAAGGGGAATATACCTAAATGTTTGATGAAAAAATCAAAGAATTGGAAGCAAAAATCGCTGAAACTAAAGCAGAAATTGAAACTGCTACAAGCGATTTAAAAGCTATGTTGGAAGATAGCGCAACTGCTGATCTTAATGAAGCGAAAGAAATGCGTGCGTCTATCAATGCTAAGAAAGAAACTTTGAACACATTAACGGAGGATTTGAATTTGTTTAAAGATATGAAAAACGAACCACAAACTGCTGAAACTCATGCAGTGCGTACAGAAGAAAAGACAATGCGTGAAGCAGTAAATGAATGGTTGCACTCAAAAGGTGCGGTAGCATCTAAAGAGTTAAAATTTGAGGGTAAAGAATTGATCGTTCCTATGAACGCAGCAGTAACTCCAACGCAAGATGGAGTTAAGAAAGCTGATTCTAAACCAGTAACAAGTGAAGAAATCATCACTACACCACTTCGTGAAGTGAAAACTGTTCTCGACTTGAAACAATTCGCTACAATTCACAAAGCAACTAAAGGAACTGGTAAATATCCAATCTTAAAACGTGCTACATCTAAAATGGCAAGCGTAGCAGAATTGGAACAAAATCCAGCTCTTGCTAAACCAGAATTTGAAAACGTAGCATGGGAAGTTGCTACTTACCGTGGAGCTATTCCAGTCTCTCAAGAATCAATCGATGATGCTGATGTTGATCTTCTTAGTTTGGTAACAGAAGCAGCAGAACAAATCAAAGTCAATACAACTAATGATGCTATCGCAACTGTATTGAAATCATTTGACACTAAAACAGCATCAGATTTGGACGCTATCAAGGAAATCTTGAATGTGAACCTTGACCCAGCTTATAACGTGTCATTTGTGGTTTCTCAATCGTTCTACCAAAAACTTGACACTTTGAAAGACAAGAATGGTCGTTATCTTCTTCAAGATTCTATTGTTTCAGCTTCTGGAAAAGTATTCCTTGGACATCCAGTATTTGTAGTTTCTGACGAAGCATTTGGTAACGCTGGTGAAGCTCATGCGTTTATCGGTGATATTCAACGTGCTGTACTCTTCGCAGATCGTCAAGAGCTTGGTTTGCGCTGGGCTGATAACGAAATCTACGGTCAATACTTGCAAGCAGTAGTACGCTTCGATGTTAAGAAAGCAGACAAGAAAGCTGGTTACTTCGTAACTATGCCCTAATACTCCCCCAATCAGTGGGGGTGTCTCACGGTCAGCGGTAACTCTAGCAGTACCAACCGCAAGTAACACCAAGACAGAAATTCAAGCGTATTTAGATAGCAAGGGTATTTCTTATAGCGCATCTCAAACGAAAGAGCAATTACTGGCCTTGATTGGAGGTTAGAAATATGAGTGTTTCAACCGCATTATTAGAGAGTGTGAAACTCTATTGTAAAATCGACTACGACTTTGAAGATGATTTGTTAGAAGAAATGATTGAGGGCGTACAAGAGCAGATATGTTTTGCTATTGACAATGATGTCACACCTTCAGACCTTGAACAATACGCTAAGTTTAAACTTGCGGTTAAGAAGCAAGTGAAAGAAGAATATGAGCACCGTGGACTTTCAGCGGATACTATGCGTTATCCACTAGCAAACGGTGTTCTAAATATTATCCATCAATTAAGAACGAGGAGAGAACTAGATGATAACAAGAAAAATGAATCATAGAGTTACTTTCTTCAGAGAAACAGGCGGTCAGAACGAAGACGGAGAAGTTATCTCCCCTACTCGTGAAGACCTATACACTTGTTGGTGTGAAATCGCCAAAACATCGTTGAAAGATTTCCAAGAAGGGGCTAACAGAACCGCCAGTGATAAAGCTAAGGGTATTTTATCGGCCACTGAATTGAAAACCTTGTATGTGCGACATCATCCCAGACGGCCTTTCGATTCTTCGGATCACGTTGAATTGAACGGTGTCGAATATGACATTGTATCAGTTGATATCGATGAATCTTCATTCGATATAGATAAGGTCAGCATCAAGAGAAGAACATGACAAAAGGTTTAGATGGTATTTTAGCTAAACTAACTGAATTGCAAGTGAAAGCCCCGAAAGTTGCACGTTCGGCAGTCGGAGAAGTTGCAGAGCAGTTTGAACAAGCTTTAAAAGTCAATACACCAGTCTATTTTGTTATGGACGGTATGCACGCAAGGGATGATACGAAAGTCACTAATTTTAAAGGTGGCGACCACGGCTTAATTTCAAAAGATATTGGCTATGGTCGAGCGACTGGATGGCGTATTCATTTCCCAGACGATGGTACAAAATACCAAGCTGGACAAGGTTTTGAAGAAAAGACAATTAACGAAATGACACCAAAAGCTAAAGAGATATTCGCATCAAAAGTAAAGGAGGGGTTAGGTTTATGACGATTGAAACCACGGCTTATAAGCTATTAAGTGCTAGCACTGAGTTGAATAACTTAATGGATAAGTTGCGAGGCAAGAAATTCGGTCTTGGATTTAAACAAGGCATCTTTACCTTTGAGATTCCAGAGCGACCTACAAACCTTGTTAGTAAGGAATTAGCCCCATTTATGCGTATCTATCCAACGTATGAGAATGCGGTTGAATATGCAGATGATAAAAGCATATCTACTGAAGAGCGTATCACTATTAACTTTTGGTGCGAGAGTGTAAAACAATCTGAACAGATTGCTGAATTGATGGATAAGATTTTAGAGGATAACGGCTTTGAACGTTACACCACAAATGAACTGCCACGATATAGAAATACAGATATTGACTTATTGGTTAACGTAAGGAAATATCGATTATTTACATGGCAGTTAGAAAAGTTAAATTAAAGAAAAGAGGATATTAAATGTCTAAAGTAAAATTTGGTTTGCGTGATTTTGAATTTGGCGAAGTTAATGCAGAAAACAAAGTTCCTACTACTATGAAATTGCCTGGTATGAAATCTGCCAAGATTGATATCACGAACGAACTTGTAACAATTGCAGCAGATGACGGCCCATACGTAGTATTGTCATCTGGTATCACTGGTACACAATTAGAAATTTCTGTACTTGACTTACCAACAGAAGCACGTAAGGTGTTGTACGGTATCACAGTTACGAAAGGTGTTGAAATCTACAACAAGACCCTCACACCTAAAGACGTGGCTTGTATGTTCCGTATTTCGACAGAAGACAACAAAGGTATTTGGATTGGATTGCTTAAAGGTAAATTCTCTCTTCCGGGCCTTGAAGCAGAAACTAAAGATGGAACACCAGATCCAAAAGCAGATAGCGTAACTGGTAACTTTGTTGCCCGTGGTGATGACGAAAACGGAAACGTTCTTCTTATCGGTCGTGAAGATAATGCTGAATTTGTTTTGGCAGACTTTAAGAAAATGGTATTTCCATCTGCCTAATCGCATGACATGAAAGCATGGGTCTATACTCATGCTTTTTATTTTTATTAATTTTTCAATAAGGAGTGAGAAAAAAATGTTTGAAATCAAATTGCTAAAGGGTGGTATTGAGAAAGAATTTTCGAAAGCCTATGTGACCGTAGAGGATAATCTCCTAGCGGTTGAACATCAAGTACGCCAAACGGCACTAACTCAAAACGATAAGTTATTTAACAATCCAAAAGAGCATCGAAAAGTAAATGAAGCTTATTTACAAATGTTTGTCGACATGTACGGTAATCAATTTACAGTTGACGACTTGCGACAAGCTAAAGTTGATGTTTTGGAAGAATTAGAAAAGCTCTATCTATCTGCCCTTGGTATCAAATTAGATGAGGAAGATAAGGAAGAAAAAAAGAAACAATAACCCCCGAACAGGCTAGAGATAGTCTTTTAGCGTGGGTTCAACAGTTGATGCAACAAGGTTACACGATAACAGAAATTAAGAAACTGAAGACAAGCGACCTTGAATTGATGGTTCGTGCGATGGAAACACAAGTGAAAGAAACTGAGAAAGAAACTACGCTAGACAAAGCATTTCCACTCTTATTTGGATAGAAAGGGGGATAAATGGCTAGTAATTTAGGTGAACTAGTCGCAACGGCTTCCTTAGATATAGCACCTTTTGTTGGCAACACAAAGCAACTTAGTATGTACATGAGAGGGCTTGATAAGTCCTTAAATGCTATGGAAAAGAGTTTTAAAAATGCCGGAAACGGTGCTAAAAACTTAGGCGGTATGCGTACTGTTTTAGCAGAAACTGGAAAGAGCATACAAGCCTATGAAGGTATTCTAAAAAAACAAACAGATCATTACAATGAGTTAAAAAGTAAAATCGGTGATTTTGGTAGTGCTAGTGCAAAAAACAAAGAAGACTTGCTAAGTGCCAGAAATGCCATGCTTCAAACTGCCACTACCATTTCAGATCTAAAAACTAGGTATGCTGAATTAACCAAGGAAATCAACATCCAGTCATCATCATGGACGAAGATTGGAAGCAATTTAACATCATTTGGAGGCAGAATGAAAGACATCGGCACTAAAATAAGCGGTGTCGGTTCTGCACTTACCAAAGGTGTAACTGCTCCATTGGTAGCTGGTGCTGGGATTGCAGTTAAGGCAGCAATCGAATATGAAAGTGCTTTTGCGGGTGTAAAGAAAACAGTTGACGCAACTGAAGGCGAATACCAAAAAATGTCCCGAGCTATTCGAGAAGCATCGAAGGTGATGCCGGCAAGTGCTGCTGACATCGCAAGAGTAGCAGAATCGGCCGGACAACTTGGTATTAAAAAACAAAATATCGTTGACTTTTCGAAAACAATGATTGATCTTGGTGAATCTACCAACTTGACTGCTGATGAAGCTGCTACATCGCTTGCTAGACTTGCGAATATTACACAAATGCCTCAGTCAGAATTTAGACGACTAGGATCAACAATTGTTGATTTGGGTAACAACTTTGCAACGACCGAAAAAGAAATTGTTGAAATGTCTCTTCGTTTGGCTGGTACAGGAAAACTTGTAGGTTTGACCGAACCACAGATTTTAGCGGTTGCAACCGCAATGAGTTCTGTAGGTATTAATGCAGAAGCCGGAGGAAGTTCATTCTCTCGTGTGATGCAGAAGATTAATACCCAAGTCCTTTCGAGCGGAGATAAACTCGATAAATTTGCGCAAATCGCTGGAATGAGCGCTGAAAACTTTGCTAAATCATGGAAGACAGAACCACAAATTGCTCTGCTCGCATTTTTAGATGGCTTGAAAAAAGTCAAGGCATCCGGCGGAGACGTAACCCAAACATTAAAACAACTAGGAATTAAATCAACTCAAGAAATCGACACTATGCAACGTATGGCTGGTGCGGGAGATCTTTTAGCAAGGGCATTAAAAACAGCTAATGGAGCATGGAAGGAAAATAATGCACTTACCACCGAGGCTAAGAAACGCTATGAAACCACAGAGTCACAATTAAAAATCTTCAAAAACAAGCTTACTGACATTGCTATTGAATTTGGCGGGCCGTTATTAAAGGCTTTAAACAGTGGTTTAGATGCTGCTAAACCTTGGCTACAGACTCTATCTGATATGGCTAAGAAGTTTAGCGAAATGTCCAGAGAGCAACAACAGAATGTTATTAAGTGGGGCTTGATGGCGGCTGCGATAGGCCCAGCGTTAAAATTGCTAGGTGGTGGCCTAAGTATTATCGGTGGCTTTACTAAAGGTCTTGGGAGTATCGCTAGTGGGATTGGTAAGTTTTCCGGTCTTTTAAAAACATTTAAAGATGCTGGATCAATTGCTGGTGGCTTTAAGGCTTTATCTGCTGGAATCGGTGGAGTCGGAACGGCTACGGCTGAAGCTAATGCAAGTGCCAGTTTGCTATCATCTACTATAGCTACACTTGGTAGTGTACCAACGTGGGGTATTTTATTGGGTGGTGCAGCCTTAATAGGCTTAGGTTACATCACTAAAGAAATCACTGAAGCTAATGAGCGTACAGAGCGCTGGGGTACATCTGTATCTAAACTACAAGATGAACAGCTAGGTAGCTTTAAAGCTAAAGTTGATGAAGCAAACAAGGCTATGGTTGACTTTGGAGCGACTGCTGGAAATGTTGATAATGTTAAGGCTTCTTTTGAAAAATTAAACAACGAAATTGATAAGTTGATTGATGAAAAGAAAGAGAAGCTCGAAGCCTTAGCAAAAGAAGTAGGTATGTCTGAAGCTGTCCAGAAAGAACAACAAGAACAATTGGATCAGACTAAAACCAATGTACGCAACATGACTGAAGAAGTCGGTCGTATCTACCAAAATGCCAAAGAGCAACATCGTGATTTAACGCGAGAAGAAAGTGCGATAGTCTTAAATGCTCAAAATCAAATGATTAGCGAGCAATTAGACTTACTGAACATTTCAAAAGATAAGAAAACCGCCATCATGAAGGCTATGAATGGCGAGGTAAAAGGTCTTAACGAACAGCAACGTAAGGATGCTTTGAGTGTCGTAAGGAATTGGATTGAAGAAGAGAACAAGCTTTACGACAAGCGTAAGCAAGCTATTGAGGAAGCCTACAAGGACGCTAAAAGCGTTGAGGCTTTAAAAGAGAAACACCAAAAACTTGAAGCGCTCGAAAATGAACACGTTGGTAAAATGGAAGCTTACCAACAGAAATATTTTGAGTTAGAAAAGAACTTCCTTGATAACTACAATGGCCGGTGGACTAAAGAGGCCTTGGAAGGTGCTAAGGCTCGTATGGGCGCATTGGGTCTTGATGTAAAACAATTTGAAGAGTATATGCGTACTGCCGCTGACACGGTCAAAACCTCGTCGGGCATAGTTGCAAAATCTCTAACAAACATGAGTCAAGAAACTGCTGAAGCCAACTTGATCTGGAACTCGCTTGTTTTTGATGACAAAAAAGGCGAGGTTAAAACTAATGCAGTAGAAGAAGTCCAGAAAGCCCTTGAGGCAGAAGGCGGTTGGGAATCTATGCAGTTTGTGCTTAAAAACGCAAACCTTGAAACCAACGCTAAGATGGTTATCGGTCAAGCGTTAGTAGAAGCCGGCAAGTGGGATAGCTTGAGCGTGGAAGAAAAAGAACTTGTGTTAGACGGACACAAGGGAATGCAAGCAATCCTTGAGAATAAAGAAGCACTAGCTCAGTGGAACGCCCTCCCGGCAGAAGCAAAAGAGCTTCTAATGAAGAACGAGGCTTTCCTTAACTCCGGAAACCTTGCGATTTCAACTTTGCAAAAATGGAATAGTTTAACCCCAGAGCAAAAAGAACTCATTGCCAAAGATTTGGCTACTGGTGAAGTAACCAAAATTCAACAAGCATTGAATACGTTGGTTGGTATGAATCCTAACATCCCAATTGATGCCACGGATAATTCAAGCAAAGTCATTTCTCAAGTGATGAATGACATCTTGAATATTCCAAAAGAAACTAACACGAATATCAATGCCGATCCATCTAGTGCGGTTCAAGGAAAAGACACAGCCATTCAAGCGTACAGTGAAGTGAATGGCTACCAAGTACCAACCAAGGCGATTACTGCTGATTCAACGAATGCAGTAAACGCTGGGCAGTCAGCTATTAACAAGCAAAATGAATGGAATGGCCTTGGAAGCCCTATGAAGTACATTACGGGCGACTCTTCGAGCGCTGTCAACGCTGCGAACTCTGCGAGTGGTGCTATCCGCTCTGTTCCGACTAGCTGGCATACAACTATCACGGCTACAGAAGTAGTCAATCGTGTAGTCAACACTGTCGGACGGTTATTTGGACACAAAAACGGTACGAACTACCACCAAGGTGGGCTTGCTATGGTCAATGACCAAGAAGGGCCTATGTATAAAGAGTTGGTTACTCTACCAAACGGACAAAGCTTTATCCCTAATGGTCGTAACGTAGTCTTAGACCTTCCAAGAGGTTCGAAAGTCCTACGTGCCGGATTGACTAAAAATCTGATGAACTCATTAGGTATGCCAAATTATGCTAATGGTGTTGGATGGGAAAAATCCAAGATTGCAAACATCACACAACGTATCAAGAATGTTAATGAATGGAAAGATGAACATACTAGTAAGGATGTCACACCATTCCTCGAAGAGTTGATACGACAAGTAAAGAACGGTAATCAAAACGAACGACCTAATCAAAACTACACACTAAACGTGAATAGCAGTGGTAACAACCAAGAGTTAACACCGGAATTTATGAAGAAGCTGCTAAGAGAACTAGCATACTACACTAATCAAGAAGGAGGGAAATTAGCTTGACGACATTTACTTTTAATGGAAAAACAAATACAGAATTTGGCTTACGAGTAGCAGAAGGCAAGAAAATTTCCACTTCCGGTCTTGATGTGGAACGTGTTGCAGTACCGGGTAGAGACGGTGAGTTATTGATAAGTAATAACCGTCTTAATTCTGCTGAATTGAGTTTCCCAGTGAATTTTGTGAAAGAAAAGGGCTTGATTGCCACAGAAGTTTATAAAATTTCCGAGTGGTTAGGCGTTGAGGGATACAAGGATTTAACAATCTCATACGATCCAGATTTTATCTATCGTGCCGCCTACCTCGAAACGTTTAGTGTTGAGGAAACTATGCGACAGTTTGGTAAAACGACCATTAATTTTGTATGCTATCCCGTCAAATACTACAAGCAAGGACGGGCCACGCAGAAATTATCCAATGGTGCGACTATTAATGGTTTAGGTAATGTCAACGCAAAACCAATCATCACGCTTGTCGGGTCTGGTGATTGTACATTAACCATCAATGGACGTAAGACTAAACTTCGAGCCATACAAGGCAAGATAACCCTCGATATGCAAGCGAACCAAGTATACAAGGATAATCTGCCAGCGTGGGATAAGGTTGTGCGGTCTCCACAATTCCAGATGCCTTATTTGGACTCTGGGCGCAACTTGATAAGCTGGGATGGCAATTTTGAAGTGTTCATTATCCCAAATTGGGGGGTTAAGTTATGAGACCTATACTATTTAATAAAAATGAGCAGTCATTTGATACGTATGGCCTCGGTGAACTTAATGTTACCAAGGGGACAGTTACAAGGGAGCGTAACAGGAATTATACGCTATATGCAGAAATTCCCGTCAACGACCCGATGGTCTCAATCTTACAAAAAGAGATGAAACTGAAAGCTGACGCTGGGCTTCGTACCAAAAATCAGACCTTTGAAATCTCACGAATTGTTAAAGATAGCAGTAACATCGTTAAAATCTATGGCCAGCATATTTCACACAAACTAGAATACATGGCCATTATAAATGGCTTAGTCTTAAATGGTACAGCATTTAACGCTTTATCATTGTGGAGAAATGCTCTTATCGGTGACTATCGCTTCGATGTCTGGTCTGATATCCAGGCAAGTGCGACTACTACCTTAACCATTGATAAGGCGACAAATGCCCGTCTAGCGCTTGGTGGTGTAGAGGGGTCAATCCTTGACATCTGGGGCGGTGAGTATGAGTTTGACAACATGGTAGTCAGACTACATAAGCAATTAGGTCGTACTGCTCCAACTGTATTAGAGTATGGTCGTAACATCCTATCTGCTGAAACAGATGAGACTATTGAGGACGCTTATACAAGCGTCTTACCATTCGCTACATACACCCCAGAAAAACCAGAGGGTGACACTAGCGAAAGCCAGCCAGACCCTATCACGGTAACAATCCCAGAAAACTATGTAGATAGTAAGTATAAGGCTCTCTACGCACATCGCAGAATTAAAGTAGTAGACTTTTCGAGCGAGTTTAATAGCGATAGCAAAAAGAAGAATATTCCAACCGCTGACAAGTTACGAAAACTAGCCAGTGACTACATGGAACGCAACGCAATCGGTAAGCCTAAAATCAATACCAAAATTGAGTATGTGGATTTAGCTAAGACGCTAGATTATGCTGATAGGGCATGGATTGAAGAGCTTGAACTATGCGATATCGTGCCTATCTATTATCCACAGATTGGGCTTACAGATGAAACTGCCAAAGTAACCACTATCACTTATGACTTTGTGAACGAACGTAATGCAAGCGTAGAGTTTGGCGAAATCGGTACGAATGTACGGGCTACAATGCAGAGTGGCCTAGCCGGCAAGGTTGATGAAATTGCAAAGGCACAGCAGAACTTTGAAAATAGCTTACCAGACTATCTCTTAAACGCTCAAGGAAATAAAGTATGGTACAACCGCCCAGGCAATAAAGAGCATAAAGTTGGTGACATTTGGTTTGAGAAGAACGGACTCTATGACCGAATGTATATCTGGAATGGATCAATGTGGGAGAAACGCATTGATACAGAGGATGTAGATAGAGTCAAGAAGGAAGTTAACAGACAACTTGAAGAAGCCAAGACCACTACTGACCGTGCTATCGCAGAAGCTAACAAGCGGGCAGAAGAAGCCCTCAAGAAAGCTGGCACGCTACCAGACACTAGCAAATTATCCGACCAAATCAAACAACAAATCCTTTCTAGTCAAGACTTGACACAGAAAGTCACAGAAACGCTTAATCAGACAGACAGCGGTGTTATCTATAATAAAATCTTGCAAAATGTCAAGAATGAATTTGTACCAAAAACAAAATTCGACGAATTAGAAAGAAGCGCTAATAATGGCATTTCATACTTGATGAATAAATCGGATAAAGCTGAAATTGAAATCCGAAAACAGACCATTGAGTTTAACAAATTAACCGAGTCTAACAAGATTTATGAAAGAATTTTGGGAACGTCTGAAACAGACGCACCAGACAAGTTGTCACGGCTTGTCATGTCTAGCGAGATATTCCAGACAGAAGTCGGGAAATACTCAACACAAGGTGGCCCGAATATGCTTCGAAATAGTCGGGCAGATGACGGGTTGAAACATTGGAATGGTGACCCTAGCAAGTTCAAGTTTTTAGAACATCACTTTTATTTAAACGGTCAAAAACGAATGTTTTTGCTAGAAAATGGCGCAGTCGTAAACAGTCCACGCTTTATCTTCAAACGCAACGCGGATTATATCCTTAATTTAACAGCGTTTGACGCAAACACAGCAAGGGTAACAATCGAGTTACGGAAGCGCAAGAAAGACTCTGCTAATCAAGATTATGATGAGAGACAGATAATCTTCGACAAGACTGGATCGCCCGCTTTTAATTCAGATAAGGCCGTAAAGCGTACCTTTAAATTTAATACGGGTGATTTTGACAATGGTTACTTGCTATTTATCTATGATGGTGTTCCCAACGTCTGGTCTGGTATGTTTATGACCGAGCTTGACTTTTATGAGGGTACGGCAGACCGGAAATGGCAACCAGCACCAGAGGATAGCGAAGAACCGATTGAAGCAGTCAGAACGCAAGTCACCCAACTCGCTGGGTCGTGGTCGGTACGCAATCTAAATAGCGCGGGCGACGTACTGGGAGCGATTAACCTCAATCCCGACGGGTCAGTCCGAATTAACGAGGGCTTGCTTTCAGTTGGCGAGAAGACCATCATCAAAGACGGGGTTATCAAAAAATCCATGATCGGGAAGGCTCAAATCGGCACGGCACACATTGACGAGATCGACGCAAGCAAGGCTAACCTTATCAATGTAACCGCAAAGAATATCGCAACGGACGGGTTGACCGCTAACATTATCAAGGGTGGCATTTTGCAGTCAATTAACGGTGCAACTAACTTTGATCTAAACCAAGGTGTCTTTAAATCAATGGGAGAAAAAACCGGTCTTGTGTTACACGGCGGGGCTTTGGACTTTATCGGGAAAAACGGGGTATCAGTAGCCGGCTACTCAACTTATTATGACAAGTATGGTCGTCTGGCCGGTGGTGCAGTCGGATCACATACAGGATACGATTTTTTTATATCAACAAAAAGCGGTGGCAATCCTATGATTGTATGTACTGACAATGGCCGGATTGAAATGAACTCTGATTTTATGAAAATGAGAGCAAATAAAATCATGTTTCCGTCAAATGCAGTCATTGTCAGCGACAACGCAAGCGACACCGAAACAGTTGGACTTAACTTTTTAAGATATAACAAGGGAGGCGGTTGGTGTACCGCCTTTGTCAATTCCCGAAGTGGTAGCGGTATTGAGTTTTATGATAACGGGAATGTCCGTATTTTAAGATATGGTCAGATATGGGAACCGGGAAAATAGTAGAAAGGATACCATGAACACAGTAGATAAAATTGTAAATGATATCGCGCAGAGGCTCGCGAACGCAATCGTAGAGGGATCTAATTACAAGGTCTTGCACGAAGAAGCACAAGAAAAACTTGTAGAAGTGCAAGCACAGCTTGAACAAGCACAAGAAAAACTTGTAGAAGTGCAAGCACAGCTTGAACAAGCACAAGCACAGCTAGAACGCATTAATAGCGTACTAGACGCAGACGACGCTCTCAAAGAATTATTCGATGAAGTGGCTGAAAAATTAGAAGCTGAAAAATTAGAAAAGGAAAAATAACATATGAGTTTTAAAGTAGTAAACAAATACGCCCAAGACGCTAACCGCACATTCGTAGCAATCCGTCAAGAAAATCCATATACGGCTTTTGACCGTGTCTTGATTGGTGACCGCACCAACGACACAGACGAGGCTCTTATTGATGCTGTACTGGGTCAGATTGCCACTGAATTTAACCCAGCAGATGGTGTGAAGAAGTTGCAAGAAGATTTGCACGTACAAGCTGAAAGCTATGAACAGAAGTTGGCAGAGAAAGATACCAAAATCGCAGAAGTTAAGGCAGTTGCAGATTGGGCAGTTCTTGCTCGTGTGACTGATACGGACAACCCGCTAGATCCGACTATCTTTAAACGTGGCCTTGAATTGGTTGACCTTGGTAAAACCGGCACAACCTATCCGGCACAAGCGATTTTTGCTATTGAAGATCCAAACCATACCGAAAAATTCCAAGAAGGTAAGCGCGTCATGATCCAAGTGACCGAGCCGTTCACGTACAACGGCGAAACACTTGAGCAATTGGAAGCGTTGCACCAAAACGGCAAGATCGGTATCTGGAAATGGACCGAGCCAAAACCGGACGCACCAAAAGAGAACGCACCTCAACCAGCGGGAGAGCTTGAAACTCAACCTGTCCAGTAAGCTAGTAGCTTGATAGGGGGTGGTTTAATTGGACCTATTGGCACTAGTAGATAAGCTGACACCCGTCCTGGTTGTAATCATTCCAAGTTACTTTTCCTTTAAAAGTACTAAAACCACTAAAGAAGCTGACAAACGTCTTGAGGGTCTATCGAATAAGATAGACACCCTCGAGAAGTCAGTCTCAAACGTGGAAGAGATTGGAAAAGATAACAATAAGAATTTGACGATAATCGGGAAAGGTTTGCAACGGCTTCAACGCTTTCGATTGCAGGAGAACTTAAAAAACGCGCTCAAGCGTGGACACACTAACCAGCACGAAATCGAGGAGCTATCTAAACTGTATGAAAGTTACGTCGAGTTAGGCGGAAACGGCGCTATAAGAGTGCTTTTTGAGCGCTTCTTAGAGCTAGAAATTAAAGAGGAAAAATAACATGGATCAAATTACAAGCATTATTACATCATCAGCTATGAGTATTTTAGTTGTATTGACAGGCATCGTGGTACAAGCGATTAAAAAATACTTGCTTATGCGCGGTGGCAAGAAAGCAATTGAAATCGTTGAGATCTTGGCAAAGAACGCTGTACGAGCTACAGAGCAAGTTGCTGACAAGTTGGATATTCACGGGGCAGATAAGCTCGAGCATGCTAAAACTAGCTTGATCGAGGGCCTTGAGTCGCAAAATATCCACTTGACAAGTCAAGAACTCAATACATTTATCGAGGCGGCCGTCAAAGCTGCCAACGACGAATGGAAGAAATAAGGGAGGTCTATTTTATGAGTAGAATTGAGAGCAGTATTGCACGTATGTACCACTTGCGGTCTATCCCTGTTCATTATGACATGAGCGACCGTAACGGTAATGATGCGGACGGTGACGGACGCATTGAATTTGATTGTTCTAGCGCTGTTTCATACGCGCTTGAAATCAACCTAAACAACAATACAGAAACGCTTCAACAAGCGCTTCCTGCTATTGGTTATGCTAAGATCTTTGACGCAGTGGACGGAACGTTCGATGCTCGACGTGGTGACGTGGTCATCTGGGCACCTCGCGACGGATCCAGCTCACTTGGTGCATTTGGTCACGTTGTAATCATGACTGGTGAAAATTCGGCCATCCACTGTAACTATGGTTCAGATGGTGTGACCGAGAATGATTACAATTATATCTGGAACCTCAACGGACGACCTCGCGAGATCGTGTTCCGTGAGAGTGGTGTTCCAGTTCCTGCGCCAGCACAAAGCGAGTTTGACCGTATCCTGGACGTGAATACACGTCTTGAAGTGTCTCAAAAGCCTTACTACGAGGGTACGCTGACAACTGACTACTATGTAGAAGCTGGTCCACGCATCGATAGCCAGGACAAAGAATTTCTTCCAGCGGGTACACGGGTGCGGGTTTACGAAAAACTCAACGGCTGGGCTCGTATCAATCACCCAGCAAGCGCTCAGTGGGTTGAGGACAAATACCTGGATGATTGCACCCCGATTTAAGTTAGTAAGGAGGTCTAAATGATTAGATCTAACTCTACAAACTTGAAGCAACTTGAAGGAGGCCGAGTCGTCAAACAGGGGGACTCGGCTTCCCTTTTTGCTTACGAGTTGCTAGATGAGAAATGGAGGCCTGTGAACCTCGACGGACAACAAGCCAGGGTTGTTTTAACTGGTGCGGATGGTAAGGCACTTTTTGAAAGCACGGTATCGCAGTCAAATATTAGCTTTAAAATTAGCAAACCGCTACCTATCGGTAGTTACCTTGTAGAGGTCCATTGTGCCGGGTACGTTTTCCCAAGCGATCAAAGCGTCCGACTAGAAGTCACGCAATCGGCCGATAAATACACAAGTAGCGAGTTGCTTGATCTGGTAAAAAATGATGTCAAAGCAGAAATCGACAAGTACATTGCAGAACATCCAAATGGCACGCAAGCAGAAGAATTGCCAGACTTAACCACGCTATACAATCTTGCTAAAATTTAGAGAGGATAAGAAATGACTACTTTAAACACTGAAAATTTAAAATCTTTAGTCAATGCCATAGGTACTGATGTAAAGAAAATCAACACCACGCTTGCTACCAAGGCAGATAAGTCAGAAATTGGCCAAGGTGGCATCACACAGCAACAACTTGAGACTGCCATCGCTGGTGTCAAAACCGCTATTTTAGGCGAGGGCGTGCCAGAAGAATTAGACACGCTGAAAGAAATTGCTGAAAAAATTTCGGCCGGCAGTTCGTCCGATAGTGCGATCGTGTCCAAGATGACCGAGCTTGGCCAAAAATTCACTGACCTTGAAAATACTGACTTCGTACAAATCTATACAACGGCTAAAAATACCCTCTAAGGAGGTGCTGAATGGATAAATTAAAGAAAGCTATAGAATCCATTGGTCGTGATATTGGGACGCTAGAGACCCGACAAAGTGGGTCGTTACAAACTGCCAAGGCCTATGAATTATTTCCAACCTATGCCACGCTTCAATCTCAAATGACCAACAACATTAGAGACAAGCACGTAGAACTTGGTCTGGATGCTCTCATTGACACCAAATTAGCAAATGGCGGTGACCCATTTGTCACTAAGTCTAAAGTACCAGTAGTGGACACTACGCAACTAGCAACCAAGAATGACTTGGAAGAACTCAAACGCAAAGTAGGAACGGGTGCTAGCAGTGCAAGTACCGAATTAAAAGGCCAAGGATTCCCGTACAATCTTAACGCTGACATCGGTACAATTTATACTGATACCACGGCTAAGAACGGGGCGGTGAAGTGGATCAAAAAAACCGCTGGGACTGGCTCTAACGCTTGGTCTGTTTTGTTTGGTGATGTCAAATTTAAACCAAGAAATATCAACTCAAATCAAACTAATGCATACGTAGAATTTAGGCGAGTAAACTCCACGGTAGAGGTCGGCTTCGGTGGTCTATCGTGGGGTTGGTTTGGGATCGTGAGACGAGGTGCGCCCAACTACGTTCCTCAAGGGTCAGACCGCGATCGTAACGTGGTTATCTTAAACGTTCAAGGAATCCCAGTCGGTTTTCGTGCGACCAGCTCAAAACTGGGTATTATGACAAATGACAAGGGTAAACGTTTGGGAACATTTTATTTAGGCGGGCCGGGTGATGGCAACCAGCTACGCTTACAATTTGACGATCCAGTACCTACTGACCGAGACATCGGAGATTTACGATTTACTGATATGTCATATATCACAGATGACCCTTGGCCGGAGAATCTGTAAAATCATAAACATATAAGACACACCCTCCCGAATTGGGAGGGCTTTTTTTGTTGCCTTTCGCGTGATTTTCGCGTGACCATTTATGATAAAGCCCAATAAATACGATAAAATCAAGGATCTTTTTCGCGCGACAATCGTTTAAAATGTGATATAATATAAGTGATAATCGAATACTATCACTTACTTTAAAAGCTACCAACCCCTAATTGGTAGCTTTTTTCTGTTATAACGGCAATTTGCCAAATTGTCTATTGTAACAGACAGTGACAAATTTACTATCCTTGATTGAAATGAAGGATAGTAAAATTCTTTATATTCTCCAATTTATGACAATCCGCTCAGATGTCACTTGTACCTTGTCGATCAATGCCCTAGCAATGACCTTTTGGCCATCATAATCAATACTTGCGATATCCTCACAGTCTAGTACCTGTTTTATATTATTTCTTCGTTCCTGACCTTGTTTTTCTGGGTCATTTTTTAGTTCTTCCTCAAGTGTTGTCCTCATTGTCATAAATTCTGAGGACCTTTTTTGTAGCTCATCCAAAGTGATGCGGTCATCAATATACAAGTCATTCAATCTGCTCAGTTTCTTAGTCAGCTCCTCGATTTGCTTTTGGTAGCTATCACGGTCTATAGTGCTTGATTGGGTGTTAAACAGCTTCTCGATATAGCTCTGGTCATGCTGTAGCTTGCTTATCTCTGTAATGATATATTTCTCTAATTCGTCCTTTTCATAAGCTCCAGAGTGACATTTTTGATTGTTATTGTAAACAGTGACCCCAGCTGTTTTCCTTGGATGTCTCTGGTAGCACTCGTATCTAATAAATCTAGTACCGTCTTTGCGGATACCGCCCATTATTAGCTTGAGAGGCGCGTGACAATATCCGCACTTGGCTAGTCCTGACAACATGTATTTTGCCTGAAACGGTCTAGGATTTGTCTTTTCTGCAGCAGCCCTCTGTCTGATTTTTAGCTCCTCTTGCGTCCTCTTGTACACATCTTCTGAGATAATAGGTTCATGCTCTCCAGGGAATAGCTGGCCCTTGTACTGATTGTAGCCACAGTAGACAGGATTTGACAGGATCCCTCTGACAGCTCTGTAATTCCAGCTAATTTCTTTTGGGTACTTCTCGTTTAAGTCGTCCCTTAATTTGGTAATAGAACGACCTGCCAGATAGCGCTCGAAAATGTACTTGACTACTAGCGATTGTGCTGGGTTTATGGTCAGTGATCCTGTTTCTTTGTCGTAGTTGTACCCGTAGGAGGTTTTAGCCCACATCATGGACTTTCCAGACTTGGCCCGTCCCAGCTTACCTAATTGCATACGCTCTTTTATCTGCTCTCTTTCGAGCTGAGCAAATACGGATAACAAACCTATAACGGCTCGCCCGAATGG